TGGAGGAGGCCGCGGCGCAGCGCCGGTTGAAGGAGGCGATCACGCACTCCGAGATGGGTCTCCGCATCGGCCCGAACCCTCACTACATCGCCAGCACCACGCCGAAGCCGCGCACCGAGATCATCGAACTGACGAAACGCGCCGACGTCATCATGACCCGCGGCCGCACCCGCGACGCCATCCACCTGCCGCAGGACATGCGGGACTTCCTCGTCGCCAAGTACGCGGGCACCCGCTTGGAGAAGCAGGAGTTGGACGGGCTGCTGCTGGAGGACATCGAAGGCGCGCTCTGGAACCGCGGCGGCATCGACAAGACCCGCGTCGGCGCAGCACCCGACATGGCGCGCGTCGTCGTCGCCATGGACCCGGCCGCGACCTCCGGCGACGAGTCCGACGAGATGGGCATCATCGTGGCCGGCCTCGGCCGCCAGTACCTTCCCGACGTCAATGGCACGATGCGCCGCCACGGCTACGGCATCGATGACCTGTCCGGGCGGATGCCGCCGCTTGCTGCCGCCCGCGCAGCGATCCGCGCCTACCACCTGCACAAGGCCGACGCGATCGTCGCTGAGGTCAACAACGGCGGCGACTGGATCGGCACCGTGATCCGGCAGATAGACCCGACCGTGAACTACCGCACTGTCCGGGCCAGCCGCGGCAAGCAGACCCGCGCCGAGCCGGTGGCCGCGCTCACCGAGCAGGGCTCCGCGCACATCGTCGGCAGCCTGCCCGAGCTGGAGGAACAGCTCGTGTCCTGGGTGCCCGGCGACGACAGCCCCGACCGGCTCGACGCCTGGGTGTGGGCCCTCACTGATCTCATGCTCGCCCCCGCGGGCAACCTCGCCGCGGTCGCCTAGGAGGACTGACGTGAGCCACTACAGGAACCGTGCCCTGAGCCGAGCAGCGGAGAAGCGCGCCATGGGCCTGGACACGCTCCGGGACCGCATGCCCATCACGGTCGCCTCGATCGGCGGCCAGCAGTCCCTCACCCTCGCCTTGGACGCTGAGGCCCGCGGCTACGCGAACAGCTCGGTGGCGTACCGGTGTGTGGCGGCCATCGCCGACAACGGCAGCTCGGTGCCGCTCGCCGTGCGTGCACCGGACGGGTCGGTGATCGAGAACCACCCCATCGCGCATCTCTTCAACAAGCGGCCCAACTCTCTGATGAGCGCGCGAGTGTTCAAGTCCCTGGCGCTCCAGCAGGGCGAGTTGGCCGGGCAGTCGTTCGTGTGGCTGGACCGTGGGGAGACCGGCCTCGGCGACGTGGCCGAGGCCCACATCGTGTTCGACCAGGTCGACGTCATCGTCGACAAGCCGGTGGCGCAGCGGCCGACGATGGCGAACCTCCTCGGGTTCGTGATCCGGCGGGCGGACGGGACGCAGGTCCCGGTGCTGCCCGAGGAGATGCTGTGGCTGCGCTACCCGCACCCGTTCGACCCGCTGGGCTGCCTGGCCCCGTGGAAGGCGGCGCGGCATGCCGTCGACATGGATGCCTACGCCCGCGAGTGGCAGCGCTCCAGCTACAAGAACGGGGCCACCCCGTCCGGCGTGGTCTACCTCGGGCAGATGGAGGCGGACCAGTTCGCTGCCGCCCGCGCGGCGTGGCGGTCCTCGATGCAGGGCCCGGCGAACGCGGGCAAGAACCTGCTCGTCTCCTCGCCGCCCGGCGGCGGCACCCCCGTCTCGTACGCCCGGGTCGGCCTGACTGCCGAGGAGATGGACTACCTCGAGTCGCGGATGGCGAACGCCGCCGAGGTGATGATGGCGTTCGGCGTCCCCCACGACTACCTGGCCGCCGGCACCACCTACGAGAACCGGGCCGCGGCGAAGGCGACGCTGTGGTCGGACACGATCAAACCGAAGCTGGAGATCATCGGCTCGGAGATCGACCGCGTCCTCCTGCCGTCCGACGCCGAGGAGGCCGAGTTCGACCTCTCCGAGGTGGAGGCGCTCCAAGAGGCGCAGGACTCCAAGGCGAACCGGGCACGGGCCGCGATGTACGCGGACATCACGACGGTGGACGAGGCGCGCGCCCTCCTCGGCTACGACCCGCTGCCCGGAGGGATCGGCGCGAACACGCTCACCCCGTACCGGGCTCAGTGGGCGCCGGTGCAGGGCATGCCCTCCGACGATGAGGCCCGGTCGTGGGATGCCGACTTCTCCCGCCTGCCGACGACGGACGTCGGGCCCGTCGTCGAGCGGGCCGTCGAGGCTGCGCTCACCCGTCTCCTCGGCGCAGCACGGCCGCAGGTCGACGCCCCGACGACGCCCCGTCGTCTGGAGCTGACGCGCGCCGACGACACCCCCAAGTCGCCGTCGCTGACGGACATCAACGAGGCGTACGACGAGCTGGAGGGCGTCGGCCGGCGCGCGGTTCAGTCGCTCGCCCGGGAGCAGCGGGAGCGGGTGCTCCGTGACTTCGACCGGCTGATGAAGAAGCCGGAGAGGTCGGCGGTGTGGCTCGGTGAGGTGCGGGAGCAGTCGGCCGCCCTGGCCCGCGAGCAGCTGCTCACCCTCGCCCCGCCCGACCTCGACGTCGTCCCCGCCGCCCGCGCCACGGACATGGACATCGCCACCGGCCCCGACGGCTGGGAGCAGCGCATCCGGCTGCGGGAGATCTTCGATGGCGGGTACTGGCGCCGCCAGACCGCGCGCCTGATGCGCCCGTTCGTCGAGCGGGCATGGCGCCGCGGCGGCGTATCCATCACCCCCAGCTTCGACCTCGACGAACCGGACGTCGCCGGTGCCCTCGACGCCCGAGTCGAGGAGCTGGCCGGGCAGGTGACCGCGACGACCGAGCAGGTGCTCCGCTCGCAGCTGCTGGCGCACGGCGTCGCCGAGGGCGAGTCCATCCCCGAGCTCCGGGCCCGGATCCAGCAGGTGTTCACCAACCTCGGCGACTACCGCGCAACGATGATCGCCCGCACCGAAACGGTGGGCGCCTACTCCGCCGCCTCGCACGCCGCAGCCTTGGAGGCCGGGGCCGTCCGCAAGACATGGCTCAGCACGGACGACAAGCGGACCAGGCGCACGCACAAGGCGGCGCAGGGCGTCACGGTGCCGATGAACAAGCGGTTCGAGCTGACGCAGTCCCGGTGGCCGGCGGACCCGGCCGCGCCCGCCAGCCAGAGCATTCAGTGCCGGTGCGCGCTGACCTTCGAGTTCGACCCCGCCCCCGACGACGAGGAGTCCTGACCCATGGCCACCCTGCTGCGAACCGAGGTCCCCGTGATCCTCCAACCCGCCGGAAGCGTCCAGTACCGCGGCGCGTACTGCCCCCAGGGCGTGCCGTTCTCCGAGGTGAGGCGCGGCCCGTTCGACGGAAAGACGGACCTGGCCGTGATGCCCGACCCCAACGGCGACCTGCCGAAGCACGTCAGCTTCGGCGGCGGCCGGATCGTGTACGAGTACGACGGCCGCGACCAGAAGGACCGCGCGGTCTATCGGTACGCGCCGCGCCTGTCCCCCGCCCACCAGTCCGTCATGGACGCCGTGGCCGAGGTGTACGCCGAACACGCACTGAAACAGCAGGGAGGCCAGTGATGGCAGAGATCGAGTTCCGGTCCCTCGAGGATGTCGAGTGGCGCGTCGACGAAGGCAGCGACGGCACGTTCGCCGGGTACGCCTGCCGCTACGGCAAGAAGGATTCGTACGGCACCACGTTCCACCCCGGCGTGTTCCGCAAGGGCGTCGACAAGCAGGACTACGCCCTCCTGTTCATGCACTCCCCCTACCAGCCCGTCGGCACCTTCCGCGCCGAGGAGCGCTCCGACCACCTGTGGATCGAGGGACGCTACGACGACACCGCCGCCGGCCGAGACGCCCGCGTCATGGCCCGGTCCGGCAGCGCGCGGGAGCTGTCTGTGGGGTTCGTCCGTACTGACCTGCCGGACTGGAAGAAGCTGTACGAGCTGGGTGACGAGGAGCGCGCGGAGATGCTGGAGAACATCCGCTCGGCGCGGCTGGTGGAGGTCTCGCAGATCACGGCGCGCATGGCCGCAGTACCTGGCTCGAAGCTGAAGACCGTGCGCAGCGCGCTCGGTGACCTGTACGAGGAGGTGCAGGCACCGACGCTCGACGAGCAGGCGCGGGCGGCCGAGGAGGAGTCCGACGAGAAGCGGATGGCCGAGCGGGCGCGCCGGGCGGCGTGGCTGCGGCTGACGACGATCGGAAGCGCGTGATGGGCACCTTCCGGTCCCGGGTGCAGTGGCGGTGGGCCTTCGCACGGAAGATGCCGTGGGCCCGCCGCTGGGCGCGCCGCTCCCGCTCGTACAACTCCCTCCCGCGCAAGGCCCACAAGAGCAGGCGCCGCAGGTAGACGCCCGTCGTCGGCGCAAGTTGCAGCCCCCGACGACGGGCCCCGCCGATTCGATCTACCCTCCCAACCATCCGGGCGCTCACACCGGACGTAAAAGCCGTGAGCATGCCGGGCGCGATCCACCGGCCGTGAAAGACGGACCGCAGACCCCCAGACCTCTGGGCGGCTGCGAGCCGTCCACGGACCGGAAGGCACACACCATGGGCAACTTCGCCAAGGTGCGCCCCGTCGGTCGCCGCAAGGACGGCCGACCGATCTACCCCATCAAGGGCGGCGCCCCGACCCTCACCGAGCAGCGCGACGAGGTCGCCCGCCTCCTCGCCGACCCGAACTACGACGGCGACATCGACGAACTCCTCGCCCGCGCCGACCAGGTCGCGGCCGCCATCGATCAGGCCCAGCAGCGCGACGCCCGCCTCCGTGCCCTCCAGGCTGCGCAGCTCCCCGCCGGAGACCCGCAGCCGCAGCAGGGCCAGCGCGGCAACGCCCCGGGCATGCAGCCCGACGACCACGGCAACGACCACCCGGTCACCGCTGCTGAGGCATTCGTCCGCAGCGCTGCGCTCGAGCACTTCCGGGCAGGCGGCAAGCGCGGTCAGTTCTCCGTCGAGCACCGCGCGGCCCCGGTCGGCACGGTCACCACGGGCACGCAGCCGCAGCAGAACACCCGGGTGCCGGGGATCATCCCGAACAACCCGGACTTCCCGCTGCTGGTGGCGAACCTGCTGGACCGGCAGACGTCGGACGGCACCACGCTGGAGTACATGCGGGACACGTCCGGCCCGCAGTCGACGTGGAACAAGGCCGCGGTCGTGGCCGAAGGCGCGGACAAGCCGATGTCCGGCCCGTTCACGTTCGACCTGATCACCACGACGCTCAAGACTGTCGCCCACTGGGTGCCCATCACGAGGCAGGCCGCCGACGACAACGGGCAGCTCATGGGCTACATCAACGGTCGTCTCACCTACGGGCTGGAGTACAAGCTCGACCGGGAGATCCTCACCGGCAACGGCACCACGGAGATGCAGGGGATCCTCACCACCCCGGGCATCGGTACCTACCAGCCCGGCGTCGGCTCCACCGACGTCAAGCTCATCACCGTCCGCAAGGCCAAGACGCAGGCCGAGCTGGCCATGTACCCGCCCACGGCCGTGGTGATGAACCCGCTCGACTGGCAGGACATCGAGCTGGACGAGGACGCGAACGGCCAGTTCCGCGTCATCGCGAACGTCACCGACCCCGGCGCAGCGACCCGCCTGTGGGGCCTGACCGTCGTCACAACCGTGGCGATGACCGCCGGCACCGCGCTCCTCGGCGGTTTCCGCACCGGCGCGACGCTGTGGGAGCGGCAGGGGATCACGATCCTCATGACCGACAGCCACGCGGACTACTTCACCAGCAACACGCTGGTCATCCTCGCCGAGCGCCGGGCGAACGTCGCCGTCCACACCCCGCAGGCGTTCGTCCGCATCACGTTCGCTGCGGCCACCTGACCTGGCCCAACCGACACAACACCGTGAGGAGGCCAGCGATGGCCACGCGCAGCAGCAAGAGCACCGACGAGAACCAGGAGCAGCCGAACCCGGCCGCCGTCCGCACCCAGGAGTACGCGGCCGGCACCGGCTGGGACGTCGGCCAGACCGCGCCGGAGGACGCCTTCCGGGCGCTCGGCGGCGAGGGCATGTCCACCCCGGTCGGCCCCATCGTGAACAAGCACCCGGGCGGCTTCGCCCGCCAGGTCGTCGCCAAGGGCGGACTCATCACCGAGGGCGTCAAGCGCGAGCTC